CTAAGGGGGGAAAGGAATGACGGGTCTTTGCGAGTGCGGATGTAAACGGCCTACGGGGCTTGCCCCACAGACCAACACGAAGTTCGGGTGGGTCAGGGGCCAGCCGATGAGGTTCGTGCATGGGCACAACAAGGGGAGGCTTCGCCACGGGGGTGCTGGGAGGGGCAAGAGGACCCCGGAGTATAACAGCTACCGTGCCTGCAAGGCACGGTGCGAGAACCCGAGGAACAACCGCTATGCGAAGTACGGCGCTCGGGGAATCCAGTTCTGCTTCGCCAGCTTTGAGGAGTTCCTGGCCTGTCTTGGCCCTAGGCCAGGGCCGGGGTACACGGTGGACCGAAAGGATAACGACGGCCACTACGGGCCCGGCAATGTTCACTGGGCCACCAAGCGGGAGCAGGTCTTGAACCGCTTGAGCCCTTCCGGGGGCAGCCGTGAAAGAGACCCCGCTACTGGAAGGTGGGTGAGTGACTGAAGGAGGCACTGTGGGAACGATAACTACTGCACTGGGGAACGCCTGGAGGGAGCTGAGGACTTCATTGGAAAACCCTCAGACCCCCCTTAGCTATCCCGCCGAGTGGCTCGACATCTAGGGGCCACTTAAAACCCCCTCTGATCGACTCGGACGCTGAGATGCCAACGAGGCGGAACCCGAAAGGGACCGTGAGAGACTGAGCGAGGGGGCACCCGAGAGGGTGATGCAACAGTCCGACCTTCGTGGGAAACGAACCACGAGAGGCTGGCAGAAATGACCAGCCTCAGCAATGTGAGTTGCTGATAACAAGATAGCCTAGATATCTTCAACGGCGGCCGTACCGACTCGGGCATCCGGGTCAGCGAGATGACCGCCCTGCAAGTCTCGGCGGTCTATAGCTGCGTGGACCTGATCTCGGGCAGTATCGCTACCCTGCCCTTCAACGTCTTCGAGCGCATCAAGGTAGGCAAGGGCCACACGGGCAAGGCCCTGGCCTTCGACCATGACCTGTACGACCTCCTGCATGACTCGCCTAACCCAGAGATGTCATCCCACACCTTCCGCAAGACCGTCGAGGCCCATATGCTCCTGTGGGGCAACGGCTACGCGGAGATCGAGCGGGACAACGGCAACAGGATTCAGGCCATCTGGCCGCTCAACCCCAGCCAGACCCGGCCCCGCCGCCTGACCCAGGACACCGTAATCCGGGGGGACAGGTACAGGCGCGGGCAGCTAGTCTACCTTACTACCGACCGCAACACCTTCGATGAGGAGTCTCTGAACGCCGATGCCCAGAAGGAGGGCGGGTACGACAGGACCATAGTTCCCGAGGACATCCTCCATATCCCCGGCCTGGCCCTGGACGGGCGCATCGGGCAGGACGTGGTGCAGCTATCCCGGCAGGCTATCGGCCTGAGCCTCGCCCTGGAGAAGTATGCCAGCAAGTACTTCGGCAACGGTGCTATCCCTGGCGGGCTCCTGGAGGTCCCCTTCGTCATGAAGCCCGAGGCCAAGGAGAACCTGAAGCGCTCCTGGCTGGAGGCGCAGGGCGGGGAGAACCAGCACAGGGTAGCCGTCCTGGAGAAGGGGATGAAGTTCACCCCGATGGGCGGCAAGCCCCAGGAGAGCCAGTCCATCGAGGCACGGGAGTTCCAGAGGGAGGAGATAGCCTCCATATTCCACGTCCCCATCCACATGCTAGCCTCGCCCAAGGGGGCAAGCCGTGCGAACATGGAGCAGATGGGCCGTGAGTTCGTGACCTTCTGCCTGGGCCCCCACCTGGACGCCTGGTGCCAGGAGGTCAACCGCAAGCTGCTCATTCCCAAGACCGTAGGCAGGAACGCCTCGAAGAAGTTCTTCGTCAAGTTCGACACCTGGGAGATGCTCCTTCCTGACGGCGAGAGCCGTGGGAAGTACTACCAGAGCATGAAGCTGTCCGGCAACCTGAGCACCAACGACGTCAGGGAGATGGAGAACCTCAACCCGATAGACGAGGACTGGGCGGACGACTGCCTCATCCCCGTCAACACCCAGTTTGCCAGCATGATGGCCGACCCGGACGCGCCCAAGGCCATCCCCGAGGCCCCTGCGGTGGAGACCCTCCCTGTAGCCCATTTCACTACCTTCAGGGACGCTTTGGGCAGGTATCTGGTGCGGGAGAACAAGGATTACAGGGCGTTTAGCCGCATTTTCGCACCGGTTTACTTCGGCATTGCGGACGCCGTCCTGGCCTCCCAGGGCACGGAGCACCAGCCCGGCATGCCCTGCCCGGACCCCGTTGCCGCCGATGTAGCCAGGATGATGAAGCGCTCGTTCTGGCATTCGAGGCTATGGTCGGCAGTCAACGCCGATGTGGTAGCAAAGAAGGAGCTGGACATGGTCACGAGGGCTATCAGGGCATCCGTAGCGGGCGATAAGCTGCCCGACGACGACCAGAGCGGCCCGCTCCTGTACGTCCTGAGGCACGGCTCGACCCAGCTCAACACGGAGGGGAAGTTCAGGGGATGGATAGACGTATCCCTGGACGACGCAGGCAGGAAGCAGGCCGAGGAGGCAGGCAAGTGGCTTAAGGACAAGGGCATAGGCCTGATCGTCTCCTCCCCGCTCAAGCGTAGCAGGGAGACCGCCGACATCGCCGCCAAGGCGATAGGCGTCTCGGTGGGGGCGGACGAGGAGCTTCTGCCCTGGAACCTCGGGGAGCTGGCAGGGACCTCGAAGGCAGACAACATGGACAGGCTTAACCATTACATCGACAACCCCAGCGAGCCTATCCCTGGAGGCGAGAGCCTTAACGCCTTCCTGGCGAGGTACCATAAGCTGATGAGGACCTACCTGGCTAAGGCTACCTCTGAGTCTCCCGTGATGCTCTCGGCCCACACCTCGAATGTTATTGCAAGTGATAAATTCGTTGACGAGGAGTCGGAGGGACGTCCAGAAGGCGTTGATTCTGTTGGACCTGGCGGCATATACGCCATCTGGAAGGAGGGGTCCGCCTACAGGGGCGGGCCTGTCTTCGGGGCAGTACGCCCTGGAGACTTCAAGAGCTAGCTGACTGTAGGTATCTAGGAGGAAGGCACATGTCAAAGAAGCGTGAAGTACGGTTTCTCGATTCCCCGGAGCTGAGGGCAAGGGCGGACGGCAAGGGCCTGGAAGGCTACGCCTGCCTCTTCAACACCATGTCCGTGGACATGGGGGGATGGCGCGAGGTGATAGCCCCCGGCGCTTTCAAGAACCACCTGGCGGGCAGCCCGGACGTGAAGTGCCTGGTGAACCATAGCCCGAACAAGATACTGGGCCGGACTACCAGCGGCACCCTGAAGGTGGAAGAGGACAGCAAGGGCGTCCACTACGATTGCGACCTTCCTGACACCTCGGCGGGGAGGGACATAGCGGTCAGCGTCGGCAGGCGCGACATCAGCCAGTGCTCCTTCGGCTTCATCGTGAAGGGGCAGAAGTGGGACGAGGACTTCAAGGACCCCCAGGGTGTAAGGTGCCAGCTCAGGACGGTCACCGAGGCGGAGCTTCTGGACGTGTCGCCCGTGACCTACCCCGCCTATGACCAGACGGAGGTCAATGTCCGCAGCCTGTGGCCTGACGGGGTGCCCGAGGACATCGAGCAGCGCACCAAGAAGGAAGCCGAGCCGGACGGCGATGAGCCCGAGTGCTCCTGCCGCTGCCGTGCCTGCTATGACGGCGAGTGCGAGGACTGCGTCACCCACATGGCACGCTGTGACGTTAAGTCGTGCCGCTGCAACGACCAGAGGGCACTGCGCTTCGACAAGAAGACCAAGAGGGTGGACGGCGAGGACCTTTCCTCCTCTGCCTTCCTGATCGTGGGCGACCCCGAGAAGACGGCGACCTGGAAGCTGCCGGTCAAGTTCAGCACCGAGGCAAAGACGGTCAGCCACCTCAGGAACGCCCTGGCAAGGTTCGGCCAGCTCAAGGATGTCTCTGCCGAGAAGAAGGCAGCCGCCTGGAAGCGGCTCGTCAGCCTGTGCAAGCAGCACGGCATCAAGGTCGAGGGCGAGGACGAGAAGGATTCGATGGACTACACGGACACTGCCAGGTGCAGGGTCAGGGTAGCCCAGTCACAGGAGTAGCCGGCCGGGGTATGTGTGGGGACCGCACATAGTCTGGAGGGCCGCAGCGCCACGAGGCGGGGACCGCTTAGGGGGCGAGGCACAGCGCAGGGGCAAGCACTATCCAATGCCCGTGCGTACGCAAGGCAAGAGGGAAACACAGATGACAGTAAGGGAACTACGCGAAAAGCGTGCCGCCCTGGTAGCGGAGGCCCAGAAGCTAATCCCGACTGACGGGACAGCGATGAGCGCCGAGAACAGGACGAAGTTCGACACCATGATGGAAGATGCGGATGGCCTCAAGGAGACCATCAGCCGCATGGAGCGGGCGTCTTCCTCGGATGCGGAGATTCGCAGCCATACCGCACCCGTAGCCGGGACCCCCGAGGTCCGGGACGACAAGGTGATGACCAAGGAGCAGCGCTCCGCCTTCGGGAAGTACCTGAGGGACGGCTCTACCGTGGTCAGCGCCGAGTTCCGTGACCTGGGAATCTCCCCGTCGCAGCTCGGAGGCTACTTCGTGCCTCAGGGCTTCGTGTACGACGTCGAGGTTGCAACCAAGGCCTATGGGAACCTGCTCCAGAACATTGGGGAGCTGGTTACGGCGACCGGACAGCCGCTACCCTACCCGACCAGCATTGACATCGGCGTCAATGACTCGCCTCCGAGCGAGAACTGGAACATGGCCTACATCCTCGGTGAGGGCCAGCAGGCCGATGAGATCGACCTGAACCTGGGGCACATCATGTTCGGTGCGTATAAGTACACCACCGGGCTGGTGAAGGTAAGCCTCGAACTGCTTCAGGACTCCGCCTTCAACCTGGAGGACTTCCTGAAGGACCAGTTCGCCGTCCGTCTCGCCCGTGGCTGGACCTCCGACCTGACCAACGGCCAGGGGTCTACCGAGAGCGAGCCGAATGGCATCCTGACCGCTGCCACCGACTCCACTGTTGTCTGCGCCGGTTCCAGCTCCAACGACGGAATCGACACCAACACTGGGGTTAACAGCATCGGCACGGATGACCTGACCGACCTGATCTACTCTCTCGACCCGAGCTACCGTCTCGGTGCCAAGTTCGTCATGCACGACACCACGGTCGGGTTCCTGAAGAAGATCAAGGACAAGTTCGGAAGGCCCCTCTGGCTGCCCGGAATCGCCAGCAACGCCCCGGACACCATCCTGGGCTACCCGTATGTCATCGACCAGTTCATGCCGGTGATAGCCTCGGGTGCCAAGACGGTGCTGTTCGGCGAGCTGAAGAAGTACGTTCAGCGGCGTGTCAGGGAGCTGGCCATCCTGGTGCTCAAGGAGCGCTTCGCCGACTACGGGCAGACAGCCTTCATTGGCTTTGCCCGTGCGGACGGAAACCTCGTTGACGCCGGTATGCACCCGGTCAAGTACCTCACCCAGGACACTAAGTAAGCGTCCTTCACACCAGGGGAGGGCTACGGCCCTCCCCCCTTCCTTTTCGGGGGGCACTTGGAGAGAGCAACCGTCACAACCATCAGGGGGGGTCTGGCAATCGCTGCCTGCCTCTGCCTAGCCTTGGGGGGACACTTGGAGAGAGCAAACGTCACAACCGCCAGGGGAATCCATGAGACCGCCTCCCTCGACCTTAGGTCGGCGGAGCTGAGGGAGAAGCCCGAGCCCAAGAAGCCGCCCGTGTGGCCTAAGCCCGTGGGGCCTGCGAAGCCTATCCCACCTGTGCCAATCCCCAGGCCCGGGGGGGCTAAGTAGATGGCAGCCCTCTATGTCGAAAGGCAGCCCGTCTGCGAGCCGGTAACCCTCCAGCAGGTCAAGGACTACCTCGCCATCACGGTAGACGACTTCGATGACATGGTCCAGGGGCTCGCAATAGCCGCCCGCGAGTCGTGCGAGATTTTCACCTCCCGGCGCTTCATCAATGCCGGGCTGGTCCAGTGCCTCGACTCCTTCCCCTACTTCACTGACACGATGATGTCGCAGGCCGCGTTCCCCCCCAACTATTACAGCCTTCCCAGGTACTCCACAACCCTCTGGAACTACAGCC